CCGACCGCGAAGAATTCTTCCGCCGTCAACTTTACGGCTTCACCGCCCCTGACGTATGTGTTAGCGTTGACACCAACGTCCGCAAGGTGCTTGCCGCGATGGAGCCCGGAAGCGAAAGCCGGGTACATGTTATCTATAATTTTGCCGATTGCGAGAAGTTTAAACCAGCCCCCAAGACGTGGAACGGTATCAGGGTGCTTTACCCCCGCCGCCTGACCATGCTCAGGGGTTGCAACGAATTCATCAAGGCCAGCCGGGAACTGCCGGAGTACGAGTTTATTGCTGTTGGACAGGCCGCCGACGAAGGCATGGAAAAGCAGGTAGTGGCCTGGGGCGAGACAACGCCGAATATCAGGTTTGTTTACAAGCCGATGGAGGGAATGGAAGAGGTTTACCAGCAGGCGGATATTTCCGTGGTGCCGACAAGGGCGAGCGAGGGGTTAAGTTTGAGCTTGCTGGAAAGCATGGCCTGCGGGTTGCCGATTATAACAACACCAGTTGGCGGGTTGGGCGACGCCGTGATACCGAACTTCAACGCCATTATTTTCGATCCGCTTCACGACGACTTGAGCGATGCGATAAGGTTTTTGGCTGAAAATCCTGACGTGCGACAGAAGATGGGCGAAAGGAACAGACTGATAGCGGAAGAGTGTTTTGATATTGAGCTATGGAAGGCGCGGTGGAGAAATGTTTTGAAAATGTTTGGTTGATATAAAAGCGAACAGTGGCCATCACTGACCACTGTTACCCATGCCATACCATGCCGAGCCGGGCCTTGCCAAACCGCGCCCTGCCATACCTAGCCGAGCCCCACCAAACCCAGCCGAGCCAATTTTTATAAAACTATTATATCAGATGCTTTAAACTTTAACAAGAAAAGTGGAGGAATCTGATAAGGAGGTTTGCCTAATGTTCAACTGCCCCAATTTTATCCAAGAATTCAAAGACTATGTAACTAAGCTTGAGGTTGAAAAAATCCTCGAAGTTGGCTCACTTTCCTGCGAACTGAAAGACGCCGTTGGCGCGGATGGCATAGACACCAACCCGCAACGGGACGATGTTACCAAGGCCGACATACGGACGTTTAAGCCGAGGAAGAAATACGACCTCGCCTTTTCCTCCGGCCTTTTGGAACACTATACCAAAGAAGAAGCCGTCGAGATTATCAAGGCGATGGCCGGGGTTATCCGTAAAGGCGGGTACGTTTTAAGCTACGTGCCGAACAGCGGCTGCCTTGCTTACAGGAGCGCCAAGGCGAAAACTACTGCCACATGGAAGGACGAACTTGACTATACCGCCGGCGAGCTTGCCGAACTGCACGAACAGGCCGGCCTTGAGGTGGTGGACAAGGGCCTTGCCGGTAAGGAATGGGCGAAGCGGTTCGGGCCGGAGGAATCGGAGCCGTATCTGGTTTATTGTTTGGCAAGGAAGAGCTAATAAAGTGAATAGCGACCGTCATTGACGATCGCTATTTCCCATGCCAAGCCTAGCCATACCCAGCCTTGGCGAGACGAGCCATACCGAGTCATGCCAAGCCATATTGGTATAAGTATTATACCATAAACTTTTAAAATGGGCAATAACGCCAAAAGAAGGTGAATTAAGTGGGAATTTTATCTAGGCTATTTAGAGCAAACTCAAGAGATGCCCCAATTCATGGCGGCAGGGTTTCTTCTGTTGATAAATTCATAAAGATACTTAGCCCGTACCGTTCACGGACAGCGGAACTACTCGAAGAATTACGAAGGATACCGGACGAGGCAAACGCAATTGAATTTATCTCAAAGAAAGTCCCTGACGCTTCAATGGCCCTGTGGAATTTTATCCGCCTTGCCAATCAGGGCCACACAATGAAGTTTTACGGCATTAACACAAGAAACAAGGGTGTTGAATTAACAAACATCGGCGAACAATGGCGCGAATTTGCAGCGCGGATAAATTCTGTAAGCAATTCGGGGCTGGACGGCTTGATTGACATATTCCACAAAAACGGAATACTTTACGGCCTGCAAATGTGCGAGATAGAAGTCAGTCCAGACCTTACCGAAGTGGTAGAAGTCCATCCCATTGATCCCCGGACAGTAACCTGGGAATTAGAAAATAGGGGTGGACGTTTTGTTTGGGTGCCATATCAATATGGCATGGGCGAAAAGATAGATTTAAGCAAGGGTAATATTGTTGCGGTGCCAACAGACCCGGACGGAAATGACCCGCGCGGTACTTTGATTATGGCTCCCGCGCTCCAGGCAATTGATTACCAATTGCAGGTTTTCAGTGATGTCCATGCCGTGCTACACCATCAAGGGTATGCAAGGGATTTTTACCAAATCAATCTAGAACGGATGTTGCAGTATTGCCCGCCAAATATAAAAAGCAGTCCAGAGAAGCTCCAAAAGTGGCTGAAAGAGCAATACGACAATGTTGTTGAAACTTTAAAATCAATCCATCCCGATTCTGACATTGTTGCCTTTGACGACATTACCAGAATTCAAGGGCAGGGCAATGTATCAAGGAGTGTTGACTTCCGGGCAATTAACGAGTTGACCGACACGCAAACGATGAACGGCTTAAAGCAGTTAAGCACGTTTGTCAACAGGTATTCGGGAAATACATTCACATACAGTACCGTGGAGATGAAAATTTTCGTCCAGGGTATTCTTTCACTGCAACGCGGCAGTAAACGCCTTGTTGAAGAAATTGCCCGTCTATGGCTAAGGGTTAAAGGTATTCAGGCTGTTCCGGTATTCACCCATAACCCTGTAGATTGGCAAAGCGAGATCGACAAATGGACAGTGGCAATTATGAAAGAGCAGTATTACGGCAATGCACAAGGATTAGGCTGGATTTCTCCTGACGAGGCTGCAAGTGCTGTTTTCGGGAAGGAAAAGGCGTATACGGAAATACCGACAGAGCAAATTCCTGTAACATTTGACAGGACTGAGACGGGAGGTGACTCAATTGCTCTCAAAGACAACGGCAAGAGTGGACTACAGCCAACAAAAAGCCGTAATATCGTGCAGATGCCCAACCTGCGGCAGGGACTTGAGAAATGATAACAGATATAACTCTTCTTGCAAGTGTTGTGATGGCGATATTTACATGCCTGCAAAAACATTCAAAAAAGGTGGTGATACCAAATGCCAGTAGTCACTTTCAAATCTTTCCCTCTGGCCGACAAAGGCATGTCCTGGTCCTTTTCCGGCGCTGACGGTAACGCTATTATCGACCGTGGCGGCTGGAGCCTGTTCAAGCAGGTGCACACCTGGTTTGACGATGCCGACGGCGACACCCCGGAGACAAAGGCGGCATACAAACTGCCGCACCACAAGATTGTTGACGATGAAGTAAAAACAGTCTGGCGGGGAGTAACGGCTGCCATGTCCAGGCTGATGCAGCAGAATACGCAGATTCCCGATGGTGACAGGCGAGGTTGCTACAACCACCTAAGCCGACACTACCGGGAATTTGACGAAGAGCCCCCGGAATACGGCAGGTATAGTGATGAAGAAATTGCCGAATGGCTTGTTAAGTGGGGATATAGCCGGGAAGAGGCGGAAAGCTTTCTTGGTAACGGCGAGCAGCAGGCCATGTCCCGCAAATTCGGCGAGCCGACACAATCCCAGCTTGAAAAAATAAACGCCCTGGCGAAAAGACCTCTTTCCAAAGAAGAGGTTTTCGTTTTTTCAAGCAAAATGATTGGCGACGCCATGATTTACCACCCCTGGCCCGTTTCCCTGCACAAGTCCCTGCTGGAAGTGTTCAAGCAGGACGCATTAACCGGCGTTGCCTTCATGCTTGACCATTCCTGGGCGGGATTCGCCAGGCCAAAGCCTGCATACGTCTATGGCCGTACATTTGACGCCAGGCTTAAAAAAGGCGACATGGAAGGCGAGAACTGGGCACTTTACGGCGATGTTTACATTGTCCGGGGCAAGGAGAAGGACGGCGTTTCCACCGACGCTATTATTGCCGACATCGAGGACGGGACGCTGTTTGACGTTTCCGTGGGCTTCGGCAACCAGCTGGACGAGTGCTCCATCTGCGGCAACAACATATGGGACGGCAGCAAGTGCGAGCACTGGCCCGGCAAGGAGTATGACGGCCAACTGTGCTACATCATAGCAAAGCCGCCAGGTTACCTCATGGAGTTGTCGGGGGTGTTTGACGGAGCCTATCCTTCGGCGGAAATACTTTCGTCCGCCGGTGGATTCGGCGAAAGTGCCAGAGACATGCAGTTGATTCCGTCATTCACCAAGTTTGACGGGCCGGTGGCGCAGATGTATCGGGTGTATTCGGCGACAAGGGGCAGGGTGCTGACGTTTGCAAAGCAAGCACAGGTGGAGAAAAAACTTTTTGCCCTTGGTGGGCAGTTGTTAAATCAATCAAAGGGCGGTGATTCAAAAATGGACAAGAAATACTCTGTTATGATTGGCGATGAAGATGCTACTAGGTTTATTTCAAAAGTAACTCATGATGAAACAGGAACCGTTATTGCCCTTGATACTTCGGTACTAACCGAGCTTCATGAAATAACATTAAGCAAAATACCTGCTGTCAAGGAAATGATCGAAAAGACACAAAGGGAAGCATTAGACAAGGCAAAAGCATTTGTAACTAAGGAGCAAGCTACCGAAGTCCTGGGCAAGGAGTACGATGCCGACACCATCCTGAAGTTTGCCAAAGAAGGCATCCAGTACCGTGAGGAGTTGGTTCAGGATACCATCGAATGGGGCATCCGGGCGCAGGGCAACGACTTCCCGGCAGATGCCTGGAGGCAACTTCTGAGCGAGCCTGGGCGCACCATTGAGGCGATCAAGGCCTTCCGGGAAGGCTTCAAAAAACAGGCTGAAGCGGCTATCCCGGCAGGCCGGGTGAGTGTGCCGACGGCAAAGGAAAAATTGACAAAGAAACTCCCTGACGAGGCGTTTGAAGCTTAAAGGCAAAACTTAATAACTTTCCCGCTGGAAATGACCGGCGGGTTTTTTATTTCAAAAACCAAAAGGAGAGTGATTTTAAATGGCACGTGGTGGACTTGATTGGGAAGGTATTGGATACCGTGGCGTTCCTTATAAGGCAAATGCTGCCCTAGTAAGCATGGTTGCAGTTAGTGGTGTAGCGGCAGTTGAAGGAAAAGCCGTGACCCTTACCGGCAACGGTGAGGTTGGCTTTGGAAGCGCAGGCGACAAACTTCTGGGCAAACTGGATAAGTACGAATCAGACGGTTATGTAACTGTCCAGGATGCAGGTTATGCTTCTATGCCCGGTGTTTCTGGTAACCTGCCGACTTATAATGCCTTCCTAGTAGTTAACGGCAATGGAGCCGTAATGCCTTCTACTGGTGCTGTAGGCCCGGCCAGGGCTATCAGTGTTAACAGCACCAGCAATACCGTCATGGTGCTGATTGGCTAATCAGTGAGAAAACAAAAAGGAGAGTGATAAAAGTGGCAATTCAACTCAACCGCGATATGTACCTTGCGGCCGCTGCCGAGCGGCTTACTTTTTCGCAGTACCTTGAGAAACTTGACCCGACTCCGGAAGGGGAGAAAAAAGATGCCTTCCGGAGGCAATTGGAAAGGCTTGGCATTGTCACCAAGTCCATTTACGAAAAAGGCATCTACGCCGATCCAGTGGAGGCTTTTTACCGCACCAGTGAGAGCCAGGTTTTGTTCCCTGAATTTATTGCCCGTCAGGTGCGGGAAGCCATCATGCAGGACACTGTTCTGCCGTATCTTATCGGCCAAAGGACCCCTATTACCGGTGATACCTACAGGACTTTTTATGTCGAAGATCAACCGGAAGCACAACGCAAAAAGCGCGTGACCGAAGCATCCGAACTG